TCTCTACACCACCCCACCCGCAGCACAGCGGCAATGGGTTGGGCTGACGGATGAGGAGATTTACAAAATAGATTGCTTGTTAATCACCAACATCACAGAGCTTGTTATGGCCATCGAAGCCAAGTTAAAGGAGCGCAACGCATGACCAACGTGACAGCATTGCGTGGTGCAGTTGTGCCTACTAACGAGCCAAACGCTGCATTGGTGGCTGCGCTCAAAGACATTCTTGCTGATGCTGAGTCAGGCCGATTGCAGTCGTTCTTTGCGGCTGGCTTTCTTAACGATGGGTTGCGAATGTCCTGCGTACTGGGTGACCACTCCAACATCTACGAGGTTGTCGGCTCCATTGAAATGCTGAAACAGCATTACATCACCAACCACACGGAGCGACTATGACCACACCACATATGCGATCAGTGATGAAATCTGTCATTGAGTCTGGCTTTGACCCGACTGAAATGCAATGGTTTGACATCTCTGGCGCTGATCTTTCGACTGGCATCAAGATTGACAACCTGACCACGCACAGGCCACCGTTTGAGAAAAACCTTGTGCTGTGGGCTGGGCATACTGCAAGCCACGAGCGGTACGAAATGATGATGTTGGCAGCGGGGGTTGACCCAGAGGAGGGTGTTGTCCTTGATCTAAGCAAGGGTGAGCCGGGTAAATACACCACTTTTCCGCCGATGATTTATGCGATTGTAGATGGGCAAATCAAGTATGGGCCTATTGAAGAAGGCGCAGACTTGCCAAGGGAAGTTGCTGAAATCATGCTGGCAACCATGTCCAAGTGGTTGGAAATCATGGACGTTGGATGTGAGAGTTACAGGCCAGAGCTTAAAAACACATTCACCAACCGCCGCAAGATGCAGCAGGGCAAGCTGCCGACCTATGACTGGACAACGGTCTGGATTGAGCCAGCAAAACCTCGATCAGAGGGTAAGGGGGGTACACACGCATCACCTCGCTTGCATGACCGCCGAGGTCATTTGAGAAGGCTTGCAAGTGGTAAGAATGTCTGGGTGAAGTCTTGCAAGGTGGGAGATGCCAGCAAAGGTGCGATATTTCACGACTACGCTATCAAGGAGAACACATGAACCAATGTAAACACCGCTGGATACTGACCCCTGTGCCAGACCGCAATCACTACCGTTACCAATGCGTCAAGTGCAACGAAACGGCTTGGGCTACGTTAAAGGAAAAGAATGAGGCCTGACAGTCCTTGCATAGCAGTCTGCACCACCTTGTATGACGAGGTGTGTAAGGGCTGTGGCAGAACTTACATGGAGGTTGCTTTGTGGAACGAGATGGAACAGCACGACAAAGAGCAGATCTGGAAACGTATAGACAAAGAAGCAACAGCCTGGAGATACAACAGATACAAGGACAGGACATGACCTTTTCGGTAATCTTTCAAGTTGATGGAACACCAGTACCCAAGGGTCGTCCAAGGTTTGCTAGACGAGGCAAGTTTGTCTCAACTTACAGCCCCAAGACCACTGTTGACTACGAATCTAAGGTTTCTGATGCTGCTAAACAAGCAATGGGCTCACAGAAGCCCCTAGAAGGCCCCATAGTGGCCTGTATTTACATTACCCTACCCATCCCGGCCTCATACCCCAAAAAGCGATTTAAAGCCTGTTTATCAGGTGAAGAGCGTCCAACCAAAAGAAGTGACATTGACAACTTTGTTAAAGCAATCTTTGACGGTATGAATGGGGTTGTGTTTGAGGATGACAGTCAGGTGGTGTCTCTTCACGCAACTAAGGTGTACGGGACCATAGGCATGGTCGAAGTAATGGTGCAAGAGCATCTTTTGTAATGGAATTAAGTGATGCGAAAAAAAAGTAACTACAAACCCCGTGGTGTCCGTGTTGACAACATGAGTTGGGTCATTGCTGGCATGAAGAAGGTAGGAGCCTTGCCTACTGCTGGTGTGGCACTAAAGCTGAAGAACCATGAAGCCTTGGACTCCATCTTGACGGGTCAGGGCACAAAAGCACACGTTGATGTGCTGATAAACGCTGTGAACATGACAGAAGCTATGGCCCGTATCAGGGATGACTTGGGTGCTGATTGGGTAACAGAGATCAAAGCCGCCCAAGATGCCATCTACACAATGGGTAAGCGCGGTGTTGAAAGAGGCAGTTTTGCCTTTACAGGACCAGAAATGACTGCTGTCAGGCTGATCATGGACCTTCATGATGCCCAACTAGACGACTGTTCGGTCAGAGAGATGGAGCAAGCATTGTTCATTGTTGGAGAAGAAATCCGTCTGAAAAAGGCTAGACCAATCATTGAAATTGCCCAACCAGTTTGATTTTGTGGCTTATAATTCAAGCCATGAAACAACGTGGCGGCTCAAGAAAAGGTGCTGGTCGTAAAAAGATCAGTGAAGAAGGACGGACTATCCGAGCAAGGGTTGGTCCTGTCCACGAACAAGCATTGATGCTGGCGGGGAATGGCTCCCTGTCAGAAGGCATTCGTAGATTAGCTGAGAAGCATTGGAGATTAGTGCATGGAGATAAACCCAAACAAAGCCATCCAGTATTTAATGGACACGGCTCCTTTGTACGCCCAAGCGAAAGCAAACCGGATGTACCTGGAGGAAATGAGAAAGTCAGTGAAAGCAAAGCTGATGAAGGGTTGCCAAGAGACAGTGTTGGGTAAGCAAGAGATATACGCCTACGCTCACCCTGACTACATTGAGATTCTTGAGGGCATCAAAGTATCTGTGGAGCGTGAAGAGAACTATCGCTGGCTGATGACTGCCGCCCAAGCAAGGATTGAGGTGTGGCGCACTCAGGAATATTCCAAGCGTTCTGAAATAAAGAATGTCGGATGAACAACAAGCTGAACAACAAAGAGAGGCTGCATTTAGGCAGGGTGAAAGATTTGCCTTGCTCAGTCTGTGATGCTCCTGGACCAAGTGAAGCCCACCATGTGAAGCAAGGACTTCAATACACCTGTGTGGCTTTATGTCCTGACTGCCATACAAGTCCAAAACTGGGATGGCATGGCGAGAAGAGAATGTGGGCCATTAAGAAAATGGAAGAGATTGACGCTCTGAATATCACAATAATGAGATTGCTAGAATCTAGCGCCAAAAATAATAATGCTTTCTAATTTCAAAAGTTTCAAAAACTTTGAAGTTCTAAAAATTGGTTAAATCGTGTTTGTAAAAAGTAAATGCACCTTTTTTCAAAAACACCCATTTTTCCACCCCTGATTAGGGTTTACCCTAAGTTTTAATAAGTGGGCACTCACTTCACTTAAAAATCAAGCAGCGCATGAGACACCAGTGACAATGCCCCTAGAATGCCCTCAAAAAGCCCTTGTGGGCCTCTTTTTGTGCTGGTGCATACCTACTATGCCAAAACCAAGAAAATCGATTGTAGGCCGTTTAAATCGATGCGCTTGAAGTGAGTACTCACTAACTTAGCAAACCCAAAAAAACCCGGAACGAATCCGGGATTCTTTGGAATTGTCACTTAGAGGCTGTCAACCAACACCCAAAAATTCTCGCTGCTGACGTTTTGCGACTGTTCTGGGTTGTCGCATGAGCAAACAACCAAGCCCAATTTATGCACCTGAATGACCTTCCACAGTGCTGCATTGTCCTGAGTAGTGACAACGCCAATTTGACCGATTTTGTTTTCTGTGTGCATATGTTCTTTCAGTGTGTTGAACGGTAATAGCGCAAACCGTCAATTACGCAAACAATCCAGCGCTTGAGGTCACCATTAGGCTTTGTCCACAATGAGCGGGGGAAATCTTTGTAATGTGTCGCACCATTCCCAAAACGTATTTCAGAGGGTGTAGGTTTGCGGTAAGCCGTAACGCTTCGGTCAGGATCAGAGTAAATAAATGACATAAATTAGCCCTCTGGATGTTCTTGTTGAAACAAAGAAACCGCCTCTTTTTTGGTGTATCCCATGTACTGTTTAGAGACCAGGTAACCGTCAACAATTGCACTGATACGCCAAGCGCCTTGAAATGTGCGTTCAATTTCCAATGAATATTGAGACATTTTTAATCCTTTGCAAAGTTAGCAACATATGAAAAATCAGGCCGCCATTGTTTAGCGGCTTGCACGGCTTCACGGCATGTTCTGTAAGCATTGGTTGACCATAAATAATCAAGCCCTTTTGTATGTTCGCTATCTGGAATATTTGAGTTCTGTCTGACCCATACATGAATTTTGCGTTGGTAAACTTTGAAATCTGTTCGCATGGTGTACCCCTTAAAAGCATTGATAGATAAAACAATCGTTAGCTTCGCCAATGACTGAAGTGTTATCGCAAAGGTAATTCATTACATGTTGCTTGGCTTCAACATCATCTAAGCCAGCAATGTCAATTGAGTAATATTCGGAAATAGTTTGCCAAGATTGTTCGCTATATTCGCAACAAATAGCAATTACATCGAATTCAATTTCTTCGCCAGTTTCTTTCTCATAAGATTCAAAGTAATCAAATAATTGCTCAAGCCCTTCACGGCTAAAGTTATCCGGGCGAATGGCGTTAAAAGCGTGTCGAAAATCGTTGAAATCTACAGTTGTTTTCATGGTGTTTCTTTCGTGAATATATTAAAAAAGGCTTACATCTGGTAGACGTAAACAAGGAAGGGAGTAAAGGCAGTGATAACAAAAATCACGGCATAGGCGAGGTCAAGTAGGAAGGCTTTCATAGTCAATCTCCAAGGCGGTGAGCATCGCGTGCTGGATCAAAGCTGCCTACATTGTCGCCAGAGTAAGCCCGTTCCGCTTCCATTGACAATGCTGTCAAGGTTTGTTTGTCAAGGATGCTAACAATGTTAACCCCGTCAAACCAGACAGCCGTTAAGCGGTCAAGGCAAGAGGGAATGGTTAGGTCTAATTCAACGTCAATGATCCCGCCATTGAGCAGTGTTGCGTATCGGTGAAGGGTGTCTGTCATATGCTGCCTTTAAAGTTTCGTTAGTTGCAGAGACCTAGGCTTTGCGCTTCGGTATCCTAATTTTAGGTGCTGTCAACAAATAAACCATAGGTGTTTACCCTAAGTTTGCAATTGATTTTGTGGCTACAGTGACAATCCGCGAACATAGACAACCCTAGGTCAAGGTGTCCTATAACTGTAGGGGATGACATAAGGACAGATAGAGGGCGTACAGAGGGAGAACATAGAGGGAGACTAGGGATTCCAGAGCAAAGACAGACAACAAGATAAAACTACAAGGCAATCCCAAAGGCATCGCCACACTCACTCCCTTTGCGTGTCTGAGACAAACTATGCATTTATTGCATAACCTAGGGTTTACCCTGACCTGGATGGATGGCCAGTACTGGATGGATATACAGTAAAGTTTCTACCTAAGGGTTTACCAGTAAGGGTTATCCCTGGTAGGGTTTACCCCCCCCTTGATGGAAACAGGGGTGCGGTCTGTGGCAGTAGACAAACACACATCGAAACACACACACAAACAGACAAGCCTTTCCAAAAAAAAATTTTGTTTCAAATTAGGATTAGAATTTGTAGACACTAAATCAAGGAGAAGATATGGCTGGATATCCTATGAGAAGGGCGCTGGAGAAGAAGATAGAGGAGATGGGGGGGATAGAGTTTGTTACTGCTCATATAGCGCAGGGGATGACTATTGGCAGGTTGGCTGAGTTCATTGAGTGTTCTAGGCCGATGCTTTCTTTTTGGATAAACCATACGGAAGAGAGAAGGACTGCGGTTATCAATGCGAGGAAGTTGAAGGCTGAGAAGTTAGCTGAGGAGGCTTTGGAGATTGCTGACCAAGTGGATGAGAGCAGTAACTCTGGGGTGAATAAGGCGAGGCTTCAGGTGGATACGAGGAAGTGGTTGGCTGGTAAGCTGGACCCGGAGGGATATGGGGATACTTCCAAGACGCAGGTGAATATCAATATGGGTGATTTACATCTTCAAGCTTTGAAGCATTTAAAGGCAGAAGTCGTTACATTGGAAAACAATGAATAACCCGTTTATTGAGTTTATTAAGCTTTACAGAAACGACCCTGTTAAGTTTGTCAAAGAGGTTCTAGGAGTAGAGCCTGATGAATGGCAGCAAGACTTTCTGAATGCTGTGGCTACTGGTGAACGGAAAATCTCCATTCGTTCCGGCCACGGGGTTGGTAAGAGTACAACCGCTTCTTGGGCTATGCTTTGGTTCTTGTTGACAAGGTATCCGGTAAAGGTGGTGGTCACTGCCCCCACTTCTGCCCAACTCTACGATGCTTTGTTTGCTGAACTCAAGAGATGGGTTAAGGAACTGCCCCAACCTATACAAGATCTTCTTGATGTCAAACAGGAACGTATTGAACTGAAGGCCAGTTCTACTGAAGCGTTTATCTCTGCTAGAACAAGTCGGGCAGAACAACCTGAAGCTTTGCAGGGGGTTCACTCGGATAACGTTATGCTGGTGGCTGATGAGGCTTCTGGTGTGCCTGAAGCGGTGTTTGAGGCCGCTGCTGGTTCTATGTCTGGTCACAATGCTTTGACCATCCTTTTGGGTAACCCTGTCCGGTCTTCCGGGTTCTTTTTTGACACACACAACCGACTAAAAGACGAGTGGTGGACTAAGCGGGTGTCCTGCGTTGACTCCAAACGGGTCAGTGATGAGTACGTTAATGACATGAAGTCCAGGTACGGAGAGGAGAGTAACGCCTTCCGTATCCGTGTTCTTGGAGAGTTTCCTAGAAGTGATGACGACACCATCATCCCTATGGAGCTACTAGATACTGCCAAACATAGAGATACCCGTGCCTACGAGGATGCTCCCATCGTTTGGGGGCTGGACGTTGCGCGGTTTGGTTCCGACTCGTCAGTTTTGTGTAAGCGTCAATCTAACGTGGTCCACACTCTAGAGAGGTGGAGGAACTTGGACCTGATGCAATTGACGGGTGCTGTGGTGGCTCAGTACGAAGCTTGTGACCATAAGAACCGTCCTACCGAGATCCTGGTGGACAGTATCGGTCTGGGGGCTGGCGTGGTGGATCGGTTAAGAGAGTTGAACCTTCCTGCCCGTGGGATCAACGTGTCTGAAAGTCCGGCTATGGGTGGTACTTATTTGAATCTCAGGGCTGAGTTGTGGCACAAAGCCAAGGCTTGGCTGGAGAAAAGGGACTGCAAGATACCCAATAACGAGGATTTGATTGCCGAATTGGCTACAGTCCGGTACACATTTACCTCTAATGGCAAGATAAAAATCGAGTCAAAGGACGATATTAGACGCAGGGGACTGAAATCTCCCGACATGGCTGATGCGTTTGTGTTGACATTTGCCTCAGATGCTGCCACCATTTCTTGGGGAAAGAGCAGTTCATGGGGTAAGCCGATAAAAAGGCTGATTCGTGGTTTAGTTTAACTCCTTGCAAAGAACTTGAGCCACCTAATACGTGGCTCTTTTTTTGCCGTATGGTAATATTCCTGTACCTTTTTGGAGACTTCTTATGAAGATGGACAAAGCCGCCGAGAAAATTGGCAAAGTAATGGGTGAATTCAAAGACAAGAAGCTCAAGTCTTCTTCCGGTCAAAAGGTCAAGTCTAGGGATCAGGCCGTTGCGATTGCGATGTCTGAAGCCAAGATGCCTATGCGTGGTCAACGTACCGCCACAAATCGGAGCAAGAAATGAAGCCCGGTTTGTACAGTAACATCAATGCGAAGCAAGAACGCATTAAAGCTGGTTCCAAGGAAAAGATGCGTCCTGTTGGGAGCAAAGGCGCTCCTACCGCCAAGGACTTTAAACAAGCAGCCAAGACTGCTAAAAAGAAATGAGTGCAGCCTGGACTCGCAAAGAGGGCAAAAGCCCTAAAGGTGGCCTAAACGAAAAAGGCCGTAAATCCTATGAGCGAGAGAATCCAGGTAGCAATCTGAAAGCGCCAGTAAAGTCTGGAGACAATCCAAGACGCGCTTCTTTTTTGGCAAGGATGGGCAATATGCCGGGGCCAGAGAAAAAGCCTGACGGTAGCCCAACAAGACTTTTGCAGAGTTTGCAAGCTTGGGGCGCAAGCTCAAAGGCAGACGCGAAGTCAAAAGCTAAAGCCATATCCGCTAGGAACAAGAAATGAAATGCCCTGTTGCGACCTACGACATCAAAGCCAACCTGAAAAACAGGAATTGGGCTATTAAGAATGTTGACTATGGCCCTGCC